AACCAGAAATTCAGCGTCCAGCTTGGGGAGTGGTTCTGCGAGTTCCGGCTGTTCATTTTTGAGTCAGGCATATGGAACTTGGACATGTACCGGGATGGGTCGCTCGTTGTTGCCGGCGCGGTACTGACACCAAACGCGGATATTCTCGCAACCTATCCCGACCTCAAAATGGGCCGCCTGGTAATGGTTGGGGATGAGCCGACGCTGGATAACCTGGGATTGGCAAACTCGCTGGTATGGGTAGATGGCTAGGACTTATGAAATCCTGCGCAACGGCAAAACGCTGATCAAGTCTGGCGACGTTCACCAATTCCGCATCACCTTCGGTGCGTTGATCGACTTTGGCGCAGCGATTTCTTATCTGGATCTGTCCGTCTACAACCTGAATGAGACAACCTCCAATATCCTCGGCAAGGTTGCAAAAGCAGGCGAGAAGGAAGAGACGATTCACTTGGTTGCCGGATACGATGACAAGGCGGATCTGATCTTCGCAGGCAGAGTGCGGCAACGATTCAGCGACCGGAAAGGCGCAAGCACTATTACCAGAATTCTCGCGGTTGGTGGCACTTTTGCAGATACCAGGATATCGAAGACATTTGGCAAAAACACGAAGCTGTCTGTCATCATTGAGTACATCGTTCTGCAGCTCGGATTCGCTATTGATTACGACGCCGCTGATTTCCAGACGGTCTACCCTTCCGGATACATGATGGATGGCATGGCCAAGGGGTACATGGACAAGCTGGCCAGGGCGCACGACTTCCAGTACGTCACAGAGAACAGCCGGATTATCGTCACGAAAAAAGGGAAGAAGAGAAAAGGGGAAATCCTGGTGGTCAGCCAGTTCACAGGGCTGGAAGGAATCCCCGAGATTACGCAGATCGGAATCAATGCAAAAATGCGGCTGAATCCAAAGGCGAAGGTCGGTGGTATAATTCAGGTGGATAGCAAATATCGCTCGTTCAATTTCGGGAACATGTATTTCAACGAGATTCCGGAAGCTGCAGGCATGGGGCAATACAAGATCGTGAAAATTGCGCACTCTGGAGATTCGCACGGGACGGAGTGGGCCACCACTATTGATGGGTTGAAGCTGTGAACGAAGCCGCGAAGCTGGTGCAATATGTGCAGAGAACCTTCCGGGAGATGATGCTGGATATCGGCATCACTGTTCCAGGGTACCTGCTCGCGTTCGACCCGGATACGCAGCTGGCGCAAGTGCAAATCGGTGTGGAGGGTGTGAACAAGGATGGAGAGACTTACAACCCGCCAGCATTGATCGAATGCCCGGTGTACGTCTACGGCGGTGCGTATTGCGTGGAGGTGGAGCTCGTGCCTGAGACTGAGGGGATCATCCTCTTCAGCCAGCGCTGCATAGAGGGATGGAAGCAGACCGGAGGAGTTGCAAAGGAGACCATTGCCCGGTTCAATGACTTCAGCGACTGCTATTTCCTACCGGGCCTCCGATCGCAGGCTGGAAAAATCACAGGGCATCAGAACAATGGAATCAGGCTGCGCAATGCTGATGGCTCCAACTACATCTGGCTGAAAAATGACGGAACCGGCGCCATCAAATTGACTTCGTTTGAAGTTGATGCGGCCACCACATTCAAGGGAACGGCAACCTTTGAGAATGATGTCACGATGCAGAAGAGTCTCGATGTAACTGAGGACATAACAGCCGACGGCACGGTGCATGGCGAAACTGATGTAACGGGCGGGGCCGCAGATATATCACTCACAGCCCATACCCATGCAGTAACTACAGCGCCGGGAACAACTGGAGCTCCAAACACATGACTGTTCGCAGACTCGACGCCAATGGCGATATCGTAACTTCCGGGGTTCAGTTCATGTCCGGCAAGGAAGAGATATTGCAAACGATCCGTACCCGCCTACAGCTGTTCCTTGGCGAATATTTCCGCAACAAGAATGAGGGAACGGACTGGTTCGGGAAGGTTTACGGCAAGGACTTTCCGCCTGGGCAGGCCGAGGCCGAGATCAAGCGGCGCATTTTTCAAACGCCTGGTGTATTTCGTGTGATAAACTTGACAACAGATATTGATGTGGGTTCGAGATCGCTGACGCTGTCGTGCCAGGCACTCACACAAGAAGGTGCTATTACTATTTCGGAGACGGTCTGATGGCAGAGGTAACTGCAGCTGGCATAGTTGTAAAAACACAGGCCGAGTATTTTACGGAAGAGCAGCAGCTTTATCTGGATATCGATCCAGACTGGAATCTTGACCCATCTACACCCGATGGGCTGAAGATTGCGCATGATGCTGAGGTGTTCTCCGGTCTTGAGCAGGTCGCCGTACTTGCCTATAACAGCAAAGACCCGAACAAGGCCACCGGCTTGGATCTGGATGTGGTTTGCTCGCTTACAGGGACTGTGCGCAACCTCGGCACCTTTTCGACGGTTACCCTAACCCTTACCGGGACACCGACAACCATAATCCCAGCTGGGAGCCGCGTGGAATCGACTGCAGACGGATCACAGTGGGCGATCGATGCGGATGCAGCCATAGGTGGTGGCGGTACTGTATCCGCAGCTGCTTCATGCACAGAGCGCGGAGCAACGCAGGCAGATATCGGAACCATCACCAAGATTGTGGACACGGTTGGCGGGTGGACTGCAGCGACTAACCCTGGAGTTGCCGTGGCCGGAACAGATCGGCAGTCGGATGCGTCATTGAGGCTGGAGAGATCCCAGCAGGTTGGTAAGCCCGGAAGCAACCAGGTCGACAGCCTTTACGGGGAAGTCTATGCGGTGGAGGATGTAACCAGGGTTCGCATCTACGAAAACGACACGGATGCCACTGACTCCAATGGCCTGGTGGAGCACAGCGTCGCCGTCATCGTTTTTGGTGGTGATGATAATGAAATTGCGCAGGCGATCTATCGCAAAAAGACGTTGGGGGTGAAGCTGCACGCAGCCGGCACTCCGGTGACGGTACTGGTTACCTCGGAGCTCTATCCTGACAACACAAAGGAAATCACATTTTCTCGGCCTGTCGAAGTTCCGATTACTGTCGATGTGGAAGTTACCGGCACCGGCCTCCCGGTTGATATTGAGGAGCTTATCGCAGACGCGATTGTGGATTACGCAGCTGGCACGCTCATAGATTCAGATCCAGGGTTCAGTATTGGGCACAGCGTTCCGATCAGCAAGATTTACACCCCGATCAATACCGTGCTTGCTGCTTACCCTTCGGCCTACGTTTCACTCCTTGAGCTTAATGGCAGCCCATCAAACGTGGCCATTGCCTTCAATGAGCTTTCGACCTGGGCAACCGGGGATATCACTGTGACGGTGGTGGCTCCGTAATGGCCAATCGCGTCTATTACCAGTACCGCCAGCAGCCGAAGGCGGTTGCTTGGCTGGAGATCACGGAGACAATCGCCAACGGTGCTGCAGCTGAATTTCAGGAGATCAATGACACGCTGAACATTGACACGCAAGAAGGTGTGAACCTGGATGTTATCGGAAGGATAGTTGGCATTGACAGGCAATACATCCCCATATCACTGGATCAGGATGCGACATTCCGCACGCTGATTAAGGCCAAGATTTTTAAGAACGGTTCGACCGGAACGATTGACGATGCGATAAAGGCCATCACCTACATCCTCCCCGATCTAACGAACGCGCAGATCGTGGATTACGAAAACATGACGTTTGGCTTTATCATCATGCTCGGAACGCTCACGGATGAAGAGCGCTATTTGCTGGTCAATTATGACATAATGCCGAGGCCGCAGGGCGTGCGGTTTCTTGGGTTTTTCGAGACAGAAAATGTAATCGAATTCGGCGATACCGATGCAGAGCTCGGTGATACCGATGCAGAATTTGCTGGATTCACAGAGGTGAACTACTGATGGCAAGGCGCAGAGATCTATTCTATCCAGGCAGGTTTACAGCGGCTGATGCGTACCACCCGCTTGGGGCTTTCAAGAATCGGACTAGCCCTGGATCCGGTGACGGCTCCTATCTCGACAAGGAATGGGCAAACGACATGATTGCGTTCTTCGAGCGCGCTATGACGCTGGCCGGTGGGGCGGCCAATGCCGCAGCAGATACTGCTATATCGAGCCAGTTCTTTGAGTGGCTGAACTATTCTGTTCGGGCGGAGCTGTATACCGACACCGGCGCGGCTGATGCCTATGTTGTCGGGGAATATGCTGGAACTGCAAACCCAACCAGCTACTTTGCCGGGATGATCATCACTTTCAACGCTGCAAATCCGAATACTGGAGCCTCCACAATCGACGTGGCTGGCCTTGGTGTAAAACCAACTTCAACCACATGGGGATCGGCAACACCATTGCAGGCTGGTGATATCTCCGGCTTCACATCCATGATGTACGACGGCACTCGATTCGTATTGCTGACGAACCGCTCGGCAACAGAGACACGTAGGGGGATCGCTGAGCTATCAGACCGGGCAGAGGCTGAGGCAGGAACCAATGACGCAACGGTAATGACACCGCTCAAGACTATGCAGTCTATCGCGGTGAATTGTTCAAAGTCGGTGCCAGTTCGCCAATGCGCAATAATAGGCCCACTTGATGTCAACTATGTTGCCGACTTTCTATCCGCCACCGGCGCTGCTGAGCTTTCGCTTGATGCGGGGGTGTCTTCTGATCCATTTATTTTCACCATAGCAGATGGCCACGATGTTGCTGGAGAGCGCAATCTGGTTGCCTCTATCAATGATGATGGTGACCTTGCCCCATGGACTCTGACAACCGATTCACAGACGAATTACTTGTATGTCCAAGCTGACGTTTTCGATCTGGATGCTGTATTCACTACCGGAGTTAGTTCGCTTGCCCCGCATTACGGAATGGCGCCTCCAGGTGCTCCAGCAAGTGGTCAGTTCTGGTTTTCACCCGCCACTTACAAAGGGAAAGTATACAACGGTTCAACATGGGTAGATAAGCTGCGGGTGTACGTTGGGCAGGCGCAGAGCAATGGAGCAACCGTTTCAAATATTGTCAACTACGCATATCATTGCTATGCAGAAGTCGACCTTGGATCCCGCACGATGGATTCCGCTTGGGAAGCGACAGGGCAACACAATATCGGTGTGCCTGGTTCGATGGTTGAGACGAGAATTATGGCTGTTTCGGAAGAGGCTGACGGGGGAATCGCCATTGGTGACGTGATCGACATGGGGCTTACCGAGGCCTACGGTGGCTCTGCCGTCGGTTCTCTTTTCAATGTGGTCTTCACGGACAGAAACAGCATCAAAGCAGTAAAATACCTTGCCAATAGCCTCTGGCTATCAGGCGGAACTGGATCGCAATCTGGAACGCTTGATTTGAAGTTAACCGGATATTGCCTTCGTGCATTCTAATCCATAAGGAGAATAACGTGGGTGAGCCGTGCGAAAACTGCCAGGATCATAGCGTGAGAATATCAACGCTTGAGACGGAAACAAAATGGATGAAGGGCACTCTTGATGAGATCCGGCAGCACACGAAAGAGGTTGCTGATTATGCGCACCAGCTTGTTAAAGTAGCGCACGAAACAGCGACAATGAGTGAGGCTGTCAGCAGGGCGTTTGATGAGATACGCAGGGAGAGGGATGAGCGGAGGGCAGAGCAGGAGAAAATAGAGGAAAGGATCACCCCACTAGTTAATGGGTGGCAGGGAGTTTCGGAGACTTCTAACTGGATAAAGGCAGGGATTGTCGGTGTTTTTTGCATGAATTGCGTATTGCTTTTCAGTCTTATAATCAAGTGAAAGAGAGGTAATTTTTATGGAAACAATTCCTAGTTGGATGGTTCCGCTTATTGAAAGTTGGCCACACGATTACACATACAGCAACGGGCTGATCGCTACCGATACTGTCACGCGACCGGACGGCGCACAGTACCGCAAAACGTACACATGGAGCGGCGGCGTATTGGTTTCCGAGACCGACTGGGTGAAAGTATGATCGGCCTCGGATCGTTCATCAAGCTGCTGAATTTTTGCGGCATTAAGCCCGGCTACGCGGGAAGCTGCCGAACGCTCGCGGTTAGCGGAACCGGCTACGGCATTATGCCATCCGGCACGATAGGTACCGAAGCTAGTGGCCATTTCACTTCTGGTACGGCGTTACCGCATACATATTCTGAAGGGCTATGGATGTACATCGTTAGCCCAAGTACAACTCCTGCACTAACGGCTGGATTCTACTGGTGTGTCTTCAGCACCACGGCCATCTGCACGATCTATCAAAACGGGCCTGGTTCTGCGGCTTACAGCTTCACGGTTGGTGCAGCAACAACTGGAAACACTTCGGAAATCACAGCCAGGAGCGTGACGATTCCAGCCGGTTTGATGGGGGGGAACGGACAGCTTGTGTGCGATTCGCTTACGTCAATTTCCGCAACATCTTCGGGAAGAAGTTTGCGGACTCGATTGGGCGGTTCGCTGACGTGTACAATGGGCTCAGCAGTCGGCACAACGACCAGTTATTCGGGCAGAGCTACAACGCAAAACGTCACGGCGTCACTGCAATATAGTAACCCTGTTTTTACCGGATCAACGTCTACCGTTGCGGTAACTCGCACAACAATCGACACCTCGGCAGCCACCGCCTACGCACTAACATTGCAGATGGCTACGGCTACGGATTTCATCATTAACCACTCTTTCCGGTTGGACTTGTACGAATGATAACCACATATCAGTTGCCTGAGCAGCAGGCAGAGCTTGATATCGCCATTGCCGATCCACAGCCAAAGCACGTTTGGCATGATGTACCCAATAACCGGTGGGTAATCTCTACCGGCGAGGATATGCCGCAAGCGGCTGCGGTAGAGTGAAGCACTTCGTAGCGCAAGAGTTGGTGCCGCCTGATGTTTTCGCGGCGCGTGGCGTGAAGTCGCTGGAGCTGTTTGACCACAACCTATTGCGACTACTTGACTGGTTGCGCGAGAAGTACGGGCCTGCTGTTATCAATAATTGGCATATCGGTGGGCAGTTCTCACAATCGGGCCTACGGACGGTTGCTTTTTACGGGTCAGATCTGAAATACCACGCCAGTTTTTCACAGCACAAATATGGCCGGGCGGCTGATATGAAATTCGCCAAAAAGTCTGCTGCCGAGGTGCGCGAGGATCTCAAGCTGCAATGGCCGGCGTGTGGATTGGGCTTCCCGATCTCGCTAGAGGAAGATGTTAGTTGGCTGCACGTTGACACACGCCCGCACGATGGGCTTATCAAGACTTTCAAGCCGTGAGGTGAACCATGACACAACTACACTCTAAGAGCTTCCTGCTTTCCAAAACAATCTGGCTCGGGTTTACCGAGGTGCTTATTTCCGCATTTCAGGTGGCCCATGATTACCAGTTGGGCGGCTTCGTCGGGATTCAGGAGGAGCACATTGCCGGACTGATAATTGGCCTAGGCGTGATTTTCAACCGCATCCGTGACGACTGGGGTCGGCCATTGCACGCAAGGCCACGCAAGGCGCGCAACAATGCTGCCCCTTGAGATCCGCATGGTCATCATGGTAACGGCTGTAGCGGCTGTCTGCGGTGCTTGCGCGGCGGCCTATAAGCACATCTATGACCAGGGCTACGACGCGGCCGTTTCAGAGATTCAGGAGGATTACCTTGACGACCTCGACCGCTCGATCAATGCGCAGCGCCATGCTGTTCTTGCTGCTGCCGATCAGGCCGACCATTGGCGGAGCGAAGCCGCCAGGCTACAGGCTATCAAATCCCCACAGGTGACAAAGTATGTTGAGCGCATTATTGAGAAAAACCCTGACTGTACTCAGCTGCGTGGCTTTGGCGAGCTGTGGAACACTCTGTCCGAATCCGAATGAGGTTGACCAGTTGGGGAAGGATGCTGTCGAGGCTATCCAAAAGCCTGATGCGTACTACCTGAAAAAGTGCGACCCGTTGCCGGTGATGGAGTCGGAATCCATCGAGCATATCATCGAGGCGGTGACGAAAACAGTTGAGCAGTACCGAGACATTTGCCGCCGCCACGATGGGCTTGTCGAACAGGTGAAATAACCCGCTGCGGTCACAGACAGACCGTGACCACAACGGCATAAAAAACCACAACCAGCGCGCAACGAATATCAATA